CTGTTCAAGTGAACTATCCTTCACTTCTTGTAGATAAGTTGGAACACTTGCAGAAGGATTCACTTTTGTTAGATCGCGTTTTTCTTGTCCCATAACTATTGCTCCTTTTTGTTTTTTGAACGAAAAGTTCCGACATAAGAAGTCCATGATTGAGTTATTCCATTTGGCAATTTCCTACCCTCTCCGGATAATTGTGTTACATATTCCATCACCCCCTTAAAGTCTGCACAAATAAGACCTGATTTTATCAATTGTTCAGGAACACCAAGATTTCTTAAAAACTCCCCATATTCAGGAGTTCCCTTTGCAGGGATTTTCGGCATAGTTTTTGGTTCAACCCTGCACACTGCAATCTCACCTGTGAGTTTGTCTTGCACAGTTTCAGGATTCTCTAAACTCTGCATCGCCAAGTAAAGACCCATTATCTTAATGCACAAATCTTTTCTAGACCTAACGAGTTTTGTCATTTCTTGAAAAAATGTTTCTAACTCCCTGCAAAGAAAAGCTTGATCTGTTATCGTTTCAATTGAAAATTTATTTTGTTGAACATCTTCAATAGTTGTAGAAAGCCAATTATATAACTCCGGATGAAGTGATTGAAATTTAATTTTGATGTCTTGCAGGTTCTCCGTTTCTTTAATCATTTTTACTCCCAATTAAAATCGGTCTTTCTAGAGTTCTTTCATAATAATTTTCGAGCCTACTATCATAGATAAGAATTTTTACTTTTTGGAACTCAAGAACTAATGCAATAGATAACCAGCATAAGACAAGAGAATTTCCAGTCATGCAAACAAAATCTTTTTCAGGGTTGAAATCAAAAGTGCGAAAAGCATTGATGAATTTATATATCATCTCCATTATATTGAACGGAGACAGACTATCCTCCAGCAAAGGAATAAGTTCACCATATTCCTCAGCTTTCGAGACATCATACTTATCCACTTTCTGTGGGATGAATACTCTTGGCATTTTATTTCAAAGGGGAAGGAGAAGTGCCTTTACACTACTTTAATTTACTTTAATTTACTTTAATTTACTTTAATTTACTTTAATTTACTTTACCATATTATATAGCAAGCGGACTATTAACACAAGTGAAAATAAATTCTCACTTGTTCCATTTAGTTGCATGGTGAACTTGCAATCAACTAACAGAAAGACTATTTGAGTAATCACCAATTCTTGCCCCTACTGGCGGAGGTCCTATTCTTATTATTCCCACAATAGGCGGCTGAGTACTGGCTCCTAATGGCGTGGTCGTTACGCCCAAACCAAGTTCTATTTCTATTAAACCAGTGGCATTCGATTGTATGATAACATCTTTATCTGTTAGAATTTCTTCTACTACTGTTCCCGTTGTAACATTGAAATAGGAATCACTGCTGACTGCAAAATCAGTTCCATCACAAATTCGAACACGAAGGAAACATTCTTCTTCAACATCCTCCCCAAGTACATTTTGCATTTGAATAGAGACAGTATCACCCTCTTCAGTCAGTTCCCAGGTATGCAGATATTTTGCAATGTTATCAAAATTCGCATCCGCAAGCACATCCCACTCTGGAGCTGAAACTCCGAGTTCAAATATATTTAATAATTGTTGGAGTCTGGACATCAATTTTCCTTTCTAATAATCGTAGAAGCTATTTCACTTTCATTTCCGCCAAGGATATTTATGACTGCAATCCTTATCTTATTTGGAATTGCTCCGAATTCAGCAAGCACATCTGCCCATATGAAAGTCGTAGATAAAATATCACTATCAACTTCTTTTGTTACTCTAGTGAAACCCCAAAGTTCTTGAATTTCTACACGAAACTTTCCATCACGTGGAGCAGAGGTATCTTCAACCGCAGAACCTGAAACTTGCATACCGGACATAGAGCTATGATATTCAGAACCGACTTGTTTTCGTTTCGTCCACGTGATAACAAAGTCTTGTCCTGTTTGATAATAGAATCCATCATTACATCTGACATTTTTAGGAGAAAGGGGATTCACACCCCGGAATTCTATTTCTAATTCATTTGCAGAAATACCATCAGCTTCAACAACAGCATAATCTGTTCTTGGTTGAATTTTTACTTTTATGGTTTGATTTCTGGAAAATCGAGTATCATAAACTGGAGTAACATTTTCTTCAGTCGCAATATAAGCTATGCTTCCCTCCGGATGAGATTTTCTAATAGTGTCTTTTCTTGCCCTTGCTAATCCATCCAACCTATAATAATTACCCCCGAATGACGTCACTTTCTGTAAATAGAATATTTCATCATTTATAAAACATAACTGTTTCCCAGATAACCAAGAAATTTCATCTGAAGACAAATCTTCCACATTCTGAATATCGGTATTCGCAGCATAAATAATTGGACCCTGAACCATAATAAAATTATCAGTTTCGTCTATTGCAGTTAAAAGCCTCCCACCAGCAAAAACATCATTGATGGTGTCTATAGTCTCATAACTAGAACCATCGTCAAAAGAAACTAGAATATTTGCAAAAGGAGAACTGTTATTCCTTCGCAATCTCAATGGAACAATTTTTCTAAAGTTTATATTATCAGCTTCTCTCCACATCTCTATAACATCAGTATAGACATCTTCTTTTAACACTGTTCCTTCACCAGTGGTATCAATAGTTTGAATTCCATTAAGATATCCTGATAAATCTAGACCGTACAAATCAACAGCAACCTCCAATGTTGTTTCTGTTGACATAGTGTCTTTCTTCACAGAAGTGATTCTTAATTTCCCGATTCCAGAAATAAAAACAGAATCTCCGGGCCAAAGGCTTCTTCCTGCCCTATTAACTGTTATTGAGTATTTTATAGGACCGACCAATTGTTCTTGAGATTTTCTTTCTGCAATTTTATTAGCGACATTACGAGAAGTAACCGTAGAAAGCTCAACCCGTTCTGGATTTGTCCCAGTTACAATTGCTCTCCCATCATGGTCTACTTTTACATCCGTTTCAGCATATTCATTCTCTGCATCCAAGTATTGATAAGAAATCTGATTTACACTTGTTTCAAGTAGGTTAAACTCTAATTCAGGTAAAGACGGACTCAATTGATTTTCATCTAAATAAAGAGCATAATCAATAGCCCTGACAGCAACAAGTCCTAATTGATTTCCTCTTTGCATAAGCATCAAACCAAAATCTTCCATGATTTTGGCTATTATCTCAGTCATAGTTTCATTATTGCTATTTACAACGTTACACCACAATCCTTCCGTTTCCAGTGTAACCCCTGCCTCTTCAAACATTTCTTTTATTAAATAACTTTGATCAATACCACATCCATCCGGCCATTGTTGATATAAACACTCCCAGATAACATGAGCAGGATTCATGCTATCATCGTCCAAGTTTATCCGCGTGGAATTTTGCAGTCCATCTGTTCCTTCTGGATCGGGACCATGACATACACATTCAAATAAATATTCTGACCATCGGCCCGTGGTAAGCTCTGCATTATTCAAAAGAACAAAACTAGTTTTCGGCCATCGTGATTCTATACCTAAATATCCAGACAAAACTGAATTTATTGGCTGATCATTTTCTCCCCAATGAATATAAAAACCTGCTAAAAGCCTGGATCCAATTGGAACATAAGAACCCGATGGAGTCGTATTTTTATTTATTCCCACTTTCCAAAAAAGCTTTTGATCTCTCCATATTCTTGTTAATTTTGAAAATGGTCCAACCCCAAGAATCTGCCAACCTCTTTCATAGTAATACTTAATATCTTTATGCTTATCCGATAAGCGATATCCCGCCCATGCAAAGACTGGAGCAATGCGTTGTTTTCCACGGAGAAAATTTATCGTTGAACCACGACTTGTTAATGTCGCAGGTTGAGGAACGACTTTTTGTGTCTGTTGTTTTGCTAGTAGTTTTCCAGACAGAAAACTAAATCCAGCAGCGATCCCAATATATATTAAAGTTTCTAAACCCATAATTCTCTTTTTGTGCTTCTAAAAATTCTGCAAATAGGATTTACACAAGCAAATCCAGAACAGATAACTCCAGCATAACGATCGCAATGATACACCATATTCTTATCTGTGGAAACGATAAATACATGCCCAAGATTATCTCTAGTTCTGGCAGCAATCAAATCTCCTGGGAAAACATTCATACTTTCTACGGATTCCAGAGAAAATTTTGTTTTGAATAAGGTCATTAATTCATAAGTTATTCTTGAATTCGTTCGTTGTTTTATTGAGAATCTTGGAAGCTCATTTTCACTGAAAGGAAAATTAAATAAATCACAATAAAATCCATAAGCAAAAGTTACACAATCACAGGCTCTATTCTTGCATAGCTGATCTTTGAAATATGGAGTTCCTTTCCAGCTTACATACACTCTTTTAATTGCTGAAGCAATTTTGAAATCACATTGATTCCAAATTTTATCCAGGGGTCGCTCCTTGATCCGCAGCTAACAGATTCGCTGAGGGCATTTTAACGCCTAATCCTAGAAATTCATTTATGTTATTCCATTTATATAAGCAATCACACAAAGTTTTATTGCAACCGGGAACAAGAGTAATTTCAGAACCTACTATCCATTCTGGAGGCATCGGTCTAATTAACTGTAAAACATTGCCCGTCGTTTTTCTAATAAGAATCGTTATCCCATCTTTTTTAAGATACCCATACTCAAATAAATTAGACACCTCACAAGGGAAAG